CCAATCATCTAAGTTATCAATAATTTGTTTAAAAGTAATTTCTCCTTCATTGATTACATGCATATCAATAAAAGGAAACATAGTAAAAAGTGCTGGATTTAATATTTCCATTTCAGGACCGCCAAACACAATAATACAGTTAGGATTAATTTGTTTAATAGATTCAGCTAGTTTTAAATTGTATTCACGATTCCACATATAAGTAGAAAAACCAACAACATCATCCTTAGCTAAAACCTGTGCGGTTAGCTCTATAGGATCACGTTTAAATACTAATTGATTTAGTTTTATAGATTCATCATTAAAACTTGCAATATATGCCCAAATTGTAGCTGCTGAGTATGGTAGAAAAAATCTATCTTTAGTTATACTCATAGGAAAATTTGGTTGAACTAAACTAATTACTGTCATTTATTATTATATTTGTGCTTATACTGTAATTGTAACATTTGATAAATTGTCTTTCGTATGCTTATACTGTAATTGTAACATTTGATAAATTGTCTTTCGTATAAAAGTATGCTAATTTAGTTGTCTAGCAAGTGAACAAAGTTACACCGTAGGTGAAAAGCTATTGAACACGCGTCGCCTATACGATGCTGCGTTGGCACGTAGTGCCACAGCGAGGAACGTAGTTCCGCAGTCTTGTTAGCTGGCTAGATCTATGCCCATTTTTCAATACGTTGATCAGGTCCACATAAACAAGCTGTAAATGGACAACGAATTGCGCTTTTAGGTTTAATTATATTTTGTTTATAAATATTACCCATTATAGCTTTTCTATAATTTAGTAAGCAAGCACTAGGATATACATCTCCTTTAGGAGTTATATGTATTCTATCTTAGGAGTTATATGTATTCTATCTTTGCCTACTGCACACCACATGCCTTTAAAATTTAATTGCCCTGGCTCAACTCTGTTTTTTACTCTAGTGATAGAGCCATCTTTATTAGTAGTAGTAACTACAACATCGTAATCCCCACCATCTGTAAAATATTTTTTTTGCTCTTCTGAGTACTCATGATATTTATTAGCAATACTTATAGAACCTGTATCTTCATATTTAATTCTTATTAATTTATTAAAATCTACTCTCTCATGTTTAAATTTTTCACAAAATCTAAAATAAGTTTGTAAAGCTTCATCCCATTTGTATAAAGGTGCTGCAAAATCAACACCTCTTAAAAAACCTTTTTCATATAGTATATCACAATTTTTTTCAAACTGTTTTGTGTCTGCAAATTCAGGATGCCAAGTTGCAGCAATAAATCTACCAAGATTAGGATTTAATTTATCTGCATATGTATTTGCAGGAATAGATAAATTTGTAGTAATTTTAGGTATATAATTTATTTCAGAAATATAATTAACTAGTTCATACCATTTTTTAAAAAGCATTGGTTCGCCTCCTAAAAAATCTAATTTAATTCTTTTATTTCCAAAATATTCTGATAAATAGCTAAAAACTTCTTTATACTGATTCATGCTTTTAAAAAGAAAAGGAATATTATTATTATAACTACTGCAATAAGTACATGAGTAATTACATCTTTGAGTAATCATCCACTCTACTTCTGCTTCAAATTCTGGTGATGTACTTATTACACTAGTTCTCATTAACTACCCTTTAATAATAGGCTCCATAGAGCCTATTAAAATATTATTTAGATGATCCTTGATTAATTATCTTGGAAACATCTCCTTCAAAAGTATAGCTACCTACATGATTAAGTTTTGTATTTGGATCTAACCAAATTTCACCACCTAATTTTTGCCACCTACGACAAAAGGTATAATCTTCTGATAAATATCTATTATCAACAGGATCATGAATAGTATCAAAGAATGAGTAGCAATATTTATTAAATTTAGGATCAATATTAGAATCATTACGATAATGTAATTCTGGATAAGCTTCTATCATTTTTTCAATAACTTCTCGCTTAATTAAGAAAAACCCAGTAGATGCATCAAGAACTTCTACTGCTCCATTTTCAATTCTAATTTGTTTGGTTGTTTGATCAATAAATTTAAAGTTAATAGCATATTGAGTAGGTAAAGCTTTTTTAGGATAAGCTGCGGCCATGATTGGTTTATCATATGCCATACCTCTTAATAAGTCATCTACTTCAAATTCAATATCTGCATCAATAAACATTAGATGAGTACAATCACTTTCTAAAAACATAGCAGTAAGAATATTACGTCCTCTTGTAATTAATGATTCATTACGAAGAGTAGTAATTCTAAAATTAATACCATGTCGTGCAAAAGCTTGAGAAGTACGAAACATAGATAAAAAGAATTGATCAGTAACTAATCCGCCATAACAAGGAGTAGCAAAAAAGATATTCATTTCTCTTAATCTATCAAGATCAATAGTTGCTTGATCCCCTTCTACCCTTTTAAATGCTCCAAAACTTTTAACACCGGGTTCACTTTCGTCAACCTTTTTAGGTGACATATCAGCTAATGATTTTTTCACGCTAAGTCATCCACATCTTCAGTTGGTTTAAATTCGTCTGATACATCACCCGCAAAAAAAGCAGTATTTTTCATCAAATATTCTTTTTGTTCTTCATAAGTTTGACGCTTATAAATTTTAGACAAATCAAATAGTTCTAATCCTTTTTCTTCCTCAGTTAGCGCTGCATTATTACGTGCAGGAATACAAGTATATTTAACATTTTGAGGGAGAGGTCCAGTTTTTTCTTTTTTAACTGTAATATCATACCCTGAACCTGGATCAGATGGATTACCATAGTCAGGATTAGTAGCATAATCTACAATTTGTGAATAAATTGTAGAACGAAGATCAAATAATTTAATTTGTCCATCTGCTCTATCAATTACATTACATACATAAGAAAACTGTGGTTTATCATTATATATTGCATCGTCAACTTCTTTAAAAGGGTCTTCAGCAGCATTATTGAATGATTCTGTTTCTCTACTAAATTGTAGACATTCTACAGGCATTTTTTTGCCTTCATTTGTTACAATCCAGTAACAATATCTAGGCATTACTTCGCCTATTAGTCTTACTTTTGTATCACCTATTCCAAGTGATAGTCTTTGAATTTCTCTTCTTTGATTATTTCCAGAAGCTTGCTTACCTTTGGCTTTATCCCAGGATACCATTTTATTTTTCCTTTATTGAACGTTGGTTCTTTATATGTAGGGTGCTTTCGATACCGAAAGCTCTTGTGGTAAACACATTTTATCACCCTTAATTTTAATATAAGGATTTACAATATGTTTTGATACATACTTGGTAGGTATGTAATTTATTTTTTCACTAATTCTTCTTAGTGCTAATAATTGTATATATTCTATTTTAACATTAACAGACATATTATGGGTTAGAAAGTATGGATTATTAATATAACTCATTGGCTCTCTGGTTTTATAATGACATACTAGTTTCTCAGTCTTCTGTTCCAATATGCCTGATGTAAACAGGTGGATTGGAATATGATTAATTTTTAGTACTCTCATTAATCCTTTAGTTGTTCTTACATTATATAGCGGAGTTTGAGCAAAAGTCAAGATTAATATAGCTGCTTTATCTCTTCTTGCTCTAAGTTTTATTTCATGCCAGTTAAAATAAGTTATTTTCATTGTTCTTTTCTGCTATATATAAAGTATCTGTTAAACTTATCTTTTTTAAATAATTTTCTTTTATAAGATAATCTACTATTATTTTTACACCTTCTGATCTATAAGTTTTATTTCTATAGTCATGAAATATAAAATACTTATATATACTATTCCACCAATTCTTTAGTTCTTTAGATATATGTTGATAAGAATGGTTAGAATCTATAAATATTGTTTCATATATTTTAGTAGGTTTATAGGTAATAGAATTAGCAGTAATTTTAACTAGATTATTATATAATTTTTTATCTTCTGGATAAAAAGCTAATAAAGGTCTATCTGTTCTATCTATACTATATAACTCTCTAGAGGTATTTTCCATAGCTTTTAATATTATCTTAGTAGATCCGCCATGTAATCTTCCAAGTTCTACCACGTTACCCTTAGTATTTTTTATAAAATTATATAAACTATGTACTTCAGCAGTTGTTAGTAGTGTATATTTACTAGAGAATGTAGTATCCACGTTGCTTATACCACTCCATTCTAGTTTTCTGTTGTCTTGCTACTATAGCGCCTGATAACCAAAAATCAACAACCATAGGTAATTGTTTATCAGGATGTTCTCTAATAATTCTACCAATGCGTTGTTCAAGTTTTATAGGATTATTACTAGGACAAGTGAGATACAGAGTATCAAGCCTGTGGCAACTAATACCTTCATCAAATAGTTTTGTTGATAATACTGCTTTGTATTTTCCTCCCACGTTTTGAAGAACGTCCTCTCTAACTGATTCACTAGATTCTCCTATTAAACAAACACTTTCTGGTATTAGTAGTTGTAAATCTTTTAGCATTTGTACTCTTTCACCAAGTATAAGAGGACATCTACCTATTGCAATTTGACTCTTAGCAAAAGTTGCTATAAATTTTAAATAGTTTTTATCTTTACATAGTTTATTAATTTGTCTAGACCAGTCTCTTTTTGGGTCTATTACATTAAATTTAAAGTCTGTGCGCTTTACCAATACGCTAGGATCATCTAACTTTCTTGGATCTTTTGCTATAACTAAAAATGGAGAAAAATAATCACTTAAAAATACATGCTTACCATCTTTTCTACGAGGAGTCGCACTAATACCTATTTTAATTTTAGCATTTATACTATTTAGTGCAGTAGAAAACATGTCAGCAGGGCATAGATGAGCTTCATCTACTAACACCATAGAAAATTTATCACTCAATTCGTCTCTTCTATTGTATACGCTTTTATATATACCTACTGTTATATCTTGAATATCTGCTATTCCATCTCCAACTTTACCTATTTTAGCTGTTGGAATCTGTCTTTCTAATTCCTCAATCCACTGTCTAAATAAAAGTTTAGTATGTACTAGTATCAAAGTTTTAGTATTATTACGCGAAATCATATCACAACCTGTAAATGTTTTACCCCATCCACACGGTGCCTGTAGTATTCCTGATCTGGCGCGACCACGCTTAAAAAACTGATCTACAGTATCTTTTTGCTCTGGTCTTAGTTCGCCAGTAAAAGTTAAATCTGATTCTGTATTTTCAAAATTTCTATCATCTTCTAGCTCTTCCCAATTAAGTTTATGATAAGAGTTTGAAGGTACAATATAATAATCTTCATCTTCTGAAATAGTAGATAAAAACTCATCACCATTATTATATGTATAAAGAGATATTAAATGATCTGCGTCATATACATCAGATTTTTTTATATAAATATTATCTGATATAAACATCTTTTTAATTTCAGCTTTTTTCATGATAATATCACATGTTTTTCACAAACTCTTTTTCTAAGATCAGACGTAGAAAATCTATGATCCCTCTTATTAAAATGAAGATCAATATCTCGTCTTTTACATATATCTTTTCCTGTAAAATCTTTTTCTCTATATTCTTCTCCTAAGATTCTAACATTAATATGATACATTTCCAAGATGTCTTCTAAATCTTTTTCATGTGCGTATGGAATTATTTCATCTACATAGCTTACTGCTTTAAGCTGTGTATATCTTTCAACTATTGTTTGTATTGGTTTATTCTTCTTAATTCTATCTACATTAGGATCAATTTGTAGTCCACATATCAAATAGTCACACTGTTCTTTAGCTTCTCTTAGCATTTGTATATGACCTGCGTGTAACAAATCAAAGGTAGATGCCGTAAATCCTACTTTCATCTGTGTAGTTCTCTCCATATTCTTTGTAGCTGTGCTACTTCATATTGTGAATGGGGATGTTCCCCTTTTATATATCTTTGAATAGAGGTCATAAGTATTTGTTTATCTTCTTGTGTCATATTAGCTCAAAGCCTTTTACACTTTTTTTATAATTATCTGCTTCTCCAAGGATCATATATTTAAATCCTTTCTCTTTATATATTGCAGCTTCGTTTTCAATGCTTTTATATCCCAGCTTTAGTTCAGGATTTTTATAATTCCAAGCAAATTGTTGAGAATCTACTATTTCATTATTAACTAAATATATCATTGACCACGCAACAAGTTTATTATTATGAGTATATCCAATTATATTATTATAAATATGAGCAAATTGTTCTTTATAAAAAGGAAAAGGACTTATAAAATTGTGATACTCACAATATCTATCATATATTTCTAATAATTTATCCGTATCTAAGGTATTTAATATTCTAGAATTTTTATATTTCTTAAATGTATGGTTCTGTAGGTTAATCCTACAATGCTGAACCTTATTCATTAATTCTCCTTTAAAAACTATGTGGATTCATCTCTCTCATTATAGACCAATTATCTAATAAAAAATCTTCTATATTTTCTTCACATTTAAAACCTAGAGAGTGTAAAATAGTAGTATTCGCTTTAGTTTTCTTTCTTTCTTTAGGAGTAACCTTGAAAGGTACTCCTTTTATAATATTATTTATTTTAGTGCTTATGCCTGTTCCTACGTCTATTGGACCTTTTAGGTCCGAATGTAAAAGTAATTCTATAGCTTTTACAACGTCATTAACATGTATAAAATCTCTTTCATTATTGCTAACATATTCTATACCGCCATTTAGCAATTTATATATAAACATATCTTTTCTTGGATTCTTACTATATACAGTATGTAAACGCATAAAACATGCGTTAGTATGTGGAATTTTTTCTATTATATGTTTTGTAGCAGCATAAGGATTTAAATGTGGCTCATACTGTGTGCTTGAACTGGCAACTAAGACTCTTATATTTTTATATTCATGTAGTATTCTTTTAGTTACTTCAACATTATTACTCCAGTAAGACTCCCAGTTTTTAAAACTGTTTTTTACCCCACTTCTTCCTGCTAAATGAACTACAAAATTTATATTATCAGGTAAATCACAATCACGTAAGTCCTGATTACTAGTTTTCTCTTTTCTATCTATACCAATAATAGTATACTTATCTTTAAGATGGCTAACTAAGGCTGAACCAATAAATCCCTCATGGCCTGTTATCAGTATTCTTGGTTTTTCTAATATTGTCATTATATTTCATTACTTCTATTAGTATAGATAAATCATAAAGCGCTAGATTACTAGTCGCTACAATAGCATCAGTATCTTTAGGAAAACAGTATCCCCCAAAACCTCTTTCTTCTGTTATTTTTGTATGGCTAGAGCCTATTCTTTCATCCATAGCCACTAAACCCCTTACTTCGTCATAGTCAATATTAGTAGCTTTACATAGATCATATATTTGATTAAAAAAAGCTACTTTAGTAGCTAGAAATGAATTACGAAAATACTTTGCTAGTATTAGCTCTTCAGGCTCTTTTATAACATATGTTAGTTTTTTACACTGATTAAAGCAACGAATCCAAAAATCATAATAACCTCCGCCTATTAACATAATATCTTGATTATTAAAATCTTCTATAGCATTTACAGCAGTTAAAAACTCAGGACTAAAGGTAATATCTAAACCAGGATATGTACTTGTTATTTCTTTCCAACCTTCTAAACTAATAGTGCTTTTAATAAGCACTGCCGCTTTACGAGGTAATGACTCTAGTACATTCATTATAATAGATATATCGCATGATTTATCTTTTGCTGAAGGTGTAGGTAAACATACTACATATCCATCACTTGTTTCGTCGTGTATATTATTATCTGTGTATGCTGGATCTATAATAGTTATATCATGCGCTATATCTAGCATACTATATAAAGCCTTACCTACAAAACCGTATCCTATAACAGTAATTTTCATTTTTATTTTTACCTAATTTATTTTATTAATCATACAATATTTATCATATTTAGCAAGCATATTATAATATCATCCAATTTCTTACTGGTTTATTATCGTCTGTAAAAGATTTTATAAACCATTCATTATCTACCTGTACCATTATAGCATATATATCTTCTTTTAAATCTAATATTTCATTGGTTGGTATAGTAAAAGGATATGAGATACTATTAAACCAAACTAAATTTTGTTTTGTTTTATTAATCTTTCTTTTTATAACTTTACATTTTAAAGAATTTGAAAGATCTACAGGGTTAGCATTAGCATCCATTAACCATTTAGGATTTTCAAATATTAATTGCTGTAAATTTGAACAAGTACAGTCAAATTTTAATCTAGTAGTAATTTGTATTAGTCTTGCAAAGTAATCGCCTTCAAATGATTTATCATCTACTGTTTCTTTATGACTATTCATAGCTCTTATCACATAAATTTTATTATGATCATAGGAAATATTATAAGGTTTTTTATGTAATCCAAATACAGGATAGTTAATATTTTTAAATTTATTCATTTTTTGACTGTAACAATTTATTTAATATATCAATTTCAAATTTACGTCTATCAGAACCATGATTAATTTTGTCTATAGTATGTGTACATAGTTGTATCACAGCTCTAGGCTGATCAAAGGGAGTTGCATTAGATCCTGATCCGTGTATTAATCTGTAATCAAAAAATATAGCAGAACCTTTTTTTAAATGAATAGAGGTAAAAGAGTCTTTATAGGTATTTAAAATTTCATTTGGTATTCTATATTTTGCATTACCAGTTTTTTCTAAACAGTTTATATGAGGTAAAAGTCCTAGCTTATGTGACCCTGTAAAAACATTTAAAGGAGTATAATATAAATTTTCTAAGGCAATAAATACTTGTAAATACTCTGAGGCAGGAATTTTAAGTGAGGTTCTAAAAAAATAATCTTGATGATATACTTCATAGTCTCCTATAAATTTATTTTTAAAATATATCTTTTGCATAAAAACTTTGTAATCTTTATTCATTGCTTTATTGGCAAAATCTACTAACTTATTAAAGTTATAATTAATCTCAGCTACTTTTGGATCATTAGACTGAAAAGGATATTCTGGGTGTATATTTTGGTATATTAAATTATCAATATCTTCAGATGATAGCATGTTTTTTACAACTGCATATCCATTTTCTTTTATATCACTATGTATTGTCATTTAATATCCTTTCAAATGTTTGCCAATCAGCTAATGCTAAATGATAATGGTCTTCAGCTTTTCTATACCCAAAATATTTAGTCAGTTTATTTTGTTTCTTAAAACTAATAAAATTAGCATAACCAGTAAAACAGTCATACATACTCTCTAAACGTATTTTTGATGCAGTTAATCTAGAAACAATATCAGGAGTATGATAAATAAGTTTAGGTACCACTATTTCAGAGACTTTAGTTACTATATCAGGGAGTCTTATATTTTGCATACTAGTAATAGTATCATAGTCTCCATATCCAAAACCTACTCTTGCTCCAGATATACCTAGAGACTTTGATAAAGATTTTGTTATAAATACATTGTTAGGACGGCAGTGTAAGAGAGACTTATGCAAACACCAGTCTGAATATGCTTCGTCTAATAATATAGTATGATAATTATTATAAAAATCTATTGATATACTTTCACCAGTAACCCCATTTGGATTTGCTATATATAAAGTTGCATTTTTATTATATATTGTTTTAGCTTGTTTTATAGTTATATTTTCGTAGGGTATGTTTAAAATTTTACAAAGTGGTTCCATAAATCCCCAAGTAGGAGATACTATATAAATAAAATGCGGTTTAGTGACTTGCAAAAATCTTTGAATAACTTCAGCAGATCCAAGTCCTAGTACTACATTATTTATATTCATAGAGTAGTAATCACATATAGCTGTATATACAGGAAAAGGATTACCTGTACCTAGTATATTATCAGCCTTTAATAATTCTTCTCTTGCAATCTGGTGAGTTATACTATCCCAGCATACATTATGACTTAAGTTTACTAAATTCTTATTAACTCTCCAATCAGGTCTTTTAATCATAGTCTTTCAGTTCACCCCAACTTGGTCCAACCTCAAAGTCTACTTTAATAGGGCATTCAGGAATAGTAAGTCCTCTGTCACGTTGAATACATTGTTTAGCATTTTTTATATATTCATCTACAAGATCTTCTCTTACTTCTGACACAATAGAATCATGAACTACAGTAAATGGTTTAATATCTTGATCATACCCTTTATCTTCAATCCACTTAACTAAGTCAATAACTCCTAAAACATTAATATCTGATGCTACTGATTGAACTAAAAAGTTAACTCCAGAACGAATAGCGTGTTGAGCTGTGCCTCGATTAGGTGATCTTGCTTCTGGTAATCTGCGTTTACGACCAAAGAATGAATAGATATACTGTTTAGATTCAATCTGTTGGTTAGAACTATCAATAAATCTTTTTAGTTTTTTGGCTTCTCCAAAATATTTACCAATAAATTGCTTAGCTTGTGCACTAGTAATACCTTCACCTTCTCTAGCATCTTTATTAACTGTTTCCGCAATTTTAGCAGGACCAGCTTGGTACATAATACCAAAAGTAATAGCTTTAGCATACTGTCGTTCGTTAGGGTACATACTCTTAACTTTATCAACTTCTACGGGAAGATTAAACATTTGTTTAGCTACATATGAATGAAAGTCTAATTTGTCAATAAACGCTTGCATCAAAAACTTATCACCACTAAGCATAGCAGCATAGTACACTTCTGCAGTTCCAAGGTCACACTGGACTATCTTATATCCTGGTCGTGCTTTGAACAGTTTTTTGATGTCTTTGTTATCTCGTGGAATATTCTGGTAGTTAAGGTTGCCACTGCTTGATAGACGCCCACTAGTAGTACCGTGAATATTAAAACCACTACGCAACCGGCCATCCTTGTCTACTCCATTCTTTACATTATTAATATATGTGCCCAGCATTTTAGACTTACCACGCAACTCTAGAATAGCTTCAGACAAGGGATGCCCAAGACTCTCTAATACTTCTTTATCAACAGACCAAGCACCTGTAGCTGTTTTCTTAGTAGGTTTTAAACCTAGAATACTAAAGAAAATATCACGAAGCTGCATGGTTGAATTAGGATTAAATGATTTTTCATATATACGTTCAAATCGCTTAACTGCCTCACTCATAGAAATTTCCATAAGACATTCTTCAATATCAATTTCATACTGTTCTGCTAAAAAGTTAACTTGATCAATATTAAGAGGACCACCATTCTTCTCTAGTTTTTTCATAGCATGAGTAGCAGGCATTAAAATATGCCGATATAGATTAGTAAACTCTTCACTCTTATCTACAAGTGGCTTAAATTTATTATATAGCTGAAATGTGGCATCAGCATCTTTACAACCATAGGGAGCAAGAATATCGCTTGGAAGCATACCATAATTAAAGTCTGCAAGTTTAACTTTATTCTTACGGGCCCATGACTTTTTATAATCATCAAGTTCTCGCTCATAATCTCCTAGATCAGTAAAACGCATAGCTAAGGGTTTTAGACCATGTGTACCTACAGATTCTTCTAAACAATAATGTAACAACATAGTATCTTCATAATCAGGAAACTCAAACTTTAGTTCTGTTTCCATATAGTTAACATCAAACTTAGAGTTATGAAAGATACTTTTTGTAGTTTTGAATAGGTTGAAGAACCAATCATAATGTTTTTGTACAATATCAATAGACACATAAATACCTTCATGTGCTTTAGTAGACATAGCAATACCAAGAATAACTCCTGTATGTGGAGATACAGAAGTTGTCTCAATATCTGCTACAATCACTGTTGCGTCTTCAAAACGCTGACGATAGATTTGGAACTGTTCTTCAGTTTCTACAAAACAATAATCTTTTTCTGCTTGTTTACCAACATCTTCACCTGCTAATAGCTTAGGAATCTGATTAAATGCGCGGGCAATATCATCTTCTAACTGTGGCTTGAATATAGCCATAGCAGGATTCATAATAGGAAGATACTTTTGTTCAATAAATACACCATTATACTTTTGTACACCAGTCATACCAGCTACATACTTTAGCGGTTCTGCACCTACAAGACTAAGAATTTTATAACCTTCTAATTCAGACATATCTAAATCAAGATCTTTCTTAAGAATCTTTTCTTTACTGCCTGAATGTAAAAACTTTACATCATACTCTACATTCTTTAAATACTTATCAATTATTTTGTGAGGCTCTTTCTCAGTAGCACTCGCAAATACAAAACACACATCACTCATCTTTATTTTCCTCTTCTAACCTATCTAAGTGCTCTTTAATTATAGAGTTGAAACCTTTTTCTATAAGTAACTGCATACCTTCATCGTCACATTCAATTTCGCAGTTACCATCATTATCCATAACTTTTAATTCTATCCTCATGCCATATATCTTTCTGCTTGTCTTTGTGTTAAATCACCTGGGTCAACACCTTCTGGTAATACTATGTTACGAGACAAAATGTTTTTAGAGTCTAGTAGTTCAGCAATCTTATTAGCTGCTCTCTGACCTGCAACATCGGGATCCATTAGTATATCTACTCTTGTTACACCAATTCTATCTAATATGTCTAACTTCTTACGACTAAAATTAGTACAACCAAATATACACAAAGTATTGTGATACCCAAGTTGCCACATATTTAACATATCAAATATACCTTCTACTAATATAACATAATTAGTATTTTTTATTTTATCTAATGGAAACAAAGATTCAGCAACAGGTGCTTTACGAGGAGTACGATAATATTTTGGCTTATCTATCACTGGTTTGCCTAATCTTCCTTCTATGAACTTTAATTTACCAAATTGATATACTGGTATGCAAACATAATCTGTTAGATTCATCTCGTCTGTTGTAAATGTTCTGAACTCTTTTAGAGTTTTACTGTTTATATCTCTAAAGTCTTCTTCAAAAAGAATCCTACTTTCTGGTAATTTAAGACTATCTACTTCTATAACAGCTTGTAGCTTTTCTTTTAACTTTTTAATTTTATAAGGTTGCTTACTATCTACATCAATATGTACTGTTTCACCGATAGATTTCATAAATTTAGTGATACCGCCACTAAAATTACAACTCCAACAATGAAACATATTCTTTTCTAAATTATACGATAAACTAGGAGATTTGTCAATATGCTCACCACTAGTACAAGCAATAAGAATCTCTGATGGATTATTTGTTTTACGATATTCTATACCCCTGTGGTCTAAAAGTTCCTGTAAGTTCATATTATAAGTCCCTTGAACCTTCTTGTTTATCTGTACCAAATTTAGCAGCTGCATGAGGTTTTTCATTAATAACATCTGAAGTATTAGGATTAATCTTTACACATGACCAATCCATAAGTACGTCAAAACTCATATGCTTACCATTACGCATCTTAGTAGTATGAATAGATATTTTATTCTCTAACGCTCTGTCATCACCTTCGGGTGGTGGAAAGAAATTAAAACTACGATCAGCAGCATCAAGAATACCTTTTGCAAATCTAGCTTCACCACTAGCATCAATCTGATAAGGAGAGATCATAGTTAAATCATACTTACGTGATAATGATTTTAAGTTATCGGCAATGGTAATCTGTGTCTGCCAGTTCTTCTGATCCTCATGTTTAATGATGTTAACATAGTCTACTACTGCTAGATTAAAATTAGGATACTTAGAACTAAACATATTACAATAATGGTCAATACGATTAAGAGTTAAAGACTCATCATCAATCATAAATAATCTATGATCTGTCATTTCTGGTTTTACAATTTTAATACGCTTTTCAAATGTTGTAAAGTCTTTTGAAGCCTCTAGTTCTGTTAATAGTGTATCTACTTTTTCTGATTTTTTATAAAATTTATCAAACTTAGCTTTAGCTATTGTTATCTTTTGCGCTTCTGTTAATTGATTTCTAAATATATCTAAGAAAGGCACTTCTGATATAATAGATAATACACGATCATACACTTCTTTATAACGCATTTCTATTGTAAAAAATGCTACAGTATTACCATCTAAAAATCTATTAATAGCCATATTTAAAGATATAATAGATTTACCAGAACCACGCCTACCACCTAGTAACACAAGTTCCTGTGTTGCAAAACCCCCATTTACATTATCAAATTCTGCAGAAAGACCAGAAGGATGAATTTTAAAATCATCAGCATTTGGAAAGAAATCTAATTCTGCAATATCATATAATTCATCATCATGTGGGATTGCTTGGTTTAGTTCAAGCAAGTGATTTTGAAATTTATCTACAATTTCTACTTTTTCAAGATTATCTAGCTCATCAAGAAACTTATCCATGAAAGCAATAGTTTCATCACGTATATAATAATCTTGTAGTTGTGCTACTAAAAATTCAGTTTGTACTTCATTATTTGTATTTTCATCGCTACAAATTTGATTTTCAATATATTCTTGTAAACCTGAATCCTTACGAATAGCTAAAATCTCGTCTGCTGAGGGCAAACGAGTGTTAGCTTTATAAAAAGATTTAATCTTATCAAATAATACAGAATTAATTCCTGTAAAATATTGATTTAATACTTTAGAGTATAGTTCGTTGCTCTGCGTATCCAAGAGTCTACGCAGAGTTAGTTTCTGTAAGTCAATTGCCATTAAGCTGCCTTTACGGGGAATAATTCATCACGGTAAGCATTTACATACCCACCATAGTCGCCTTCTCGCCAAATTCTATAACTTTCTCTACCAGTTTCTTCTATAATCTTACTAACTTGATCACGTTTATGTAAAAACGCTTCAAGCTTCATAGTAGGTAGAACTTCGTCTTCTAATAGCCAGTATAGCTCATAATGTACACCTCTAGTTGGTTCTGAGTATCTACCCGCCATACCATTACGTCCAGGTTTAAATTTATATGTCTCAATATATTTTTGTCGTCCATTATCATGATGATCTAACCATTCTTCATCAAATACTTCGTCTACAATAGCAAAACAATTTTGTTCAGCTAAAAATACTTTATCACCTTTATTAAATCTAACTTCTAGATTCTGAACTACATGATCTACTTTAGCAGCAGATTTTTTACCTCTACCACGAATAGGAGTATTCATTTCTATTAGTATTTTTTTAATTCTAGCAGGTGATACAAAGTATGTTTTGGCTATTCCAGTTTGTGTCTCACCATTAAGATATATATCAGCTATTGTACGTTTTTCTTTATCTGTAAATACTTTTGTACGTGCTTTTTTCTTAAGATCTGCTTCTCTAGCAAGTCTATCATGAAAATCTTGAATTATGGAATCTAGGCGTTTGGTATTGTATGCAATACCTAAATGTTCACAAACAGACTTTTTAGTCTTTTTTGCTTTAAGCATCCAGATAGCTTGCCTAATTTTAGCTTCTGTAATATCTACTGATGAAGTTTTAACCATACTATTCTCCTATTAATTTATTAAATTATAACAAATAATAAGGAATAATGCAAATAGATTGTTAGTGTACTATCAGGTCATCGTCTATAAAAAATAAATCACACCATACATTTCGTATAAGACCTGTTTTTGTGTAAACTGGAGAAAATTTCTCATTAAAAAATCTATTAGATCTATACATTTTTTCAACATAATATGAACTGATATAAGATTCTATAATATTCTGTTGATACTCAGAACCATCTTCTATATCAGGATAGTACTCTTTTGTTAGTCCTAAAAAATATATTGTTTTACTTTCCGGAGCAAGACTTAATATTTGATCTAAAAGATCATCAGATAAATCTTGTAATATAAAATCATTATTAGAGGTCATTTGTATCTTTAACTACTTGTTCATAATATTCTGCTGTCCAATTATCATAATAATTGGTAGTATGTAGATACTTTCTAGCAGCCATTAGTTTCTTTTTATTTTGTAATAGATATACAATATGTCCTGAGTCATTACAGGTACTATTTTCTTCAATATATCCTGGAAATTCAAAATGATCTAAAAGAACTAATACATCTGCTCTTATATTATTAAGTTTTTTTTCAACTGCTTCAGCATAGTCAACATTGACATAACTATTATATACAAATATAATAATTTCATAGGTGTTATCCCATGAGTTTATACATTGTTCAAGATTAGATATATTACCTTCTATTATAAGTCTTTTACTTTTTTTTGCAAAAGGACATATACCGTATCTATCTAACCTATTTATCCAATTTTCAATAGATTTCATAATAAAAAAGGGAAAGATGTTGCCATCTTTCCCTTGATCAGCTAATAATTAGCTGGCTGCTTTGGGCTGATAATCAGCACAAGACAGACCCCGACGTGTAAGAACTGTTTTCACACCCCGAACTGTTTTATCGAACTCATTAGCGATTTCTTCAACAGTTTGGTCCAACATATCCTCAATGCCTGCATATGGATCAGACTTTGTTTCTTTCTTATCACGTTGTGGGGCTTTAAGACCCATCGAAAGCAGTTTACCGCGAATAGAATTTACTGAACGACCCATTGCGTCAGCAATTTCTTCAAGAAACTTACCATCATCTACCATAGTAGTAATAGTAGCCTCTTCGTCCTCAGAATAAGTACGTGGAGTTACTTTCTTTTCTGCTGGTTTGACATGTGAAGTCATTTCCAACGAGAGAGCTTTACCATTAATTTGACGGGCAGTAAACTTACTGTCTGCAAATGCTTCTGAGATTTCTTCTGCGGTTAGTTCTCCTGAGTTATCAGTCAAGAAGGTAGCAAGAGCTTCTGTTTCATCAGCAGAAAAAACAGGAGCAGCACCTGGCTTCTTAGGTACCTCATAACCCAACTTACGGAGTTTGGCTGTTACCGAGCGCCGTGGAAAGTCAAACTCTCCCATTAGGTTTTCGATAGAGTCTTCGGTCACACCCGAACCTGCAATATCATGCATACGTGTAACCATATCTTCAGTGTATTCAAATTTAGACATATTTGTGATCCCCTCGATCATTAGTGATTGTGTTTTAAGAATTATTCAAGAGTTGTTATCGTTTCTCTTGACTACTTATAGATATTACAAAAATTATCAATTAGAAGCAAGTATAAAATGAGAGTATCTTTACTTGTGGTTCTTTTTAAAACTATTAAAAATTACCAGATAACACATCTTTTTTACTTGACCAATAGTCAATAACATTTACCCCTAATGTATTAGCACGTTTATATTTTGAAGAAGTTGTGTCTCCTCCTGTTATTAGTGCATAACAGTCTTTAGTTACTGTTGTAGTTATTTTAAAACCTATTTTTTCTAATACATCAGCTATTTGATTACGAGTCATATCCATTTTACCCGTAATACACACTTTACGAGCAGGTGTTCCAACTGTTTCTTCAACTGTTACAATCTGTTCAAGTTGAAGAGGCAAGGTTAATACCCACTCTTCATTTTCATCAAGCCAAGATAGTACCGATTCTATTGTCGATGGACCTATACCCTTAATATCTATAGTCTCAATATCTCTTAAATTTTTAAATGCAGGTATTTTGCTAATAATTAACTTAGAAGCACGTCTACCTACACCTGTCATTCCAAGAGATGCTAGAACAAGATCGTAAGGTTTGGTTTTTGTTCTTTCTATCTCAGCTTGAACCTTGGAGCCATTGGCACCAAGTAAATTCCAGTTCTGATCTTCAAAAAGATCTACTGGATGTGTTAGTCCCATTTTCTTTACAGAAGCTGGACCTAATCCTTTAATA